TTAGTCGTAAACATTCAGAGTTCCATAGAGCTGATTTGGATACCTAATGATAAAGTCGACGAAGATACCTGCACTCGCGACTGAAAGAATCAAGTTCTGAAGTAAGTGACGAGCATCGGGCGGATTTGTAGCGTACGGCGGGTACTCATTTCCAAAGCCAGTAGGATAATGAGGACCGAGCTTACTAACTCCAACAAGTTGAGCTCCATCTGCATGATGTTGCTGAAAAGTATATGACGGGTCCATGGCCAAGATGTTCTCGGCGGCCTTATAAAGGTACTTGATTGGCCCCTCTTGATTATTGAGCCCGTAATCTATAACAACATACCCTGGTCCTTCAGGCATATTGTTGGTTTCCACCTGTAGTAATTTGTAGGTCTTACCTGCGATGATCGGGTCTGAAATGAATGTAGTGTCCGCCGCCAACGTAAATGGTGCATTTAGGTCCCAAATGTAAGGGCCCTTGATGTTTGTGATTGCAGCTGGAGTCGAAGTCAAAATGGTGATTTTGAAGTTATTAGGCGCAAGTTTCAACTGCTCTTTAGAAGCTACACCAGCAACTGAAGCAGTACCATCTGTTCCGAGTTGGTTAGCAGTAAACTGAGTTCCACTTGCAGAAGTAACTTCAAACGCTCCGTTAGTGTTCTCATTAAAGGTAAGCGCTACCGTAGCACTTGCAGTTGCCGCTCGAGACATAATAACGGTAACTGGATCTATGACGTGAAGAACCTTTGTGCCTACCGGAATTCCAGTTCCAGAGATTAGCTGCCCAGGAGAAACACCTGTTGTATCAGCTACGGCATTAAGAGTAGATGAACCAGAAGAAGTAGTCCCAGTAGTAGTCAAAATCGGAATACCTGAACTTCCTTGGATGAAGATTGTGTCGCCAACGCTAAAATCGTTGACTACTGTGGCAGTGAGTACACCGCCGCTCTTAGATAAAGAGGTGATGGTGTTCTCATTCAATCCTGTAGTTGCTGGAATTGGAGGCGAAATACCAGTAAGTGTGTTTCCGGAAAGACCTGTATAGGAATACCGAACAAAGTCTGAAATGACTCGACCGCGGGCGTTATAAGTAACAGTCTTATCAGCCACGCCACCTTTTAGTCTAGCTGTAATAGATTCGATAGGTTCAATAACGAAGTGACCAGACTCAGGAAAGTTAAGTGAATCTGCAACAGTGAGGCTAGTCTCGTCTGGGATTTCGGTGACCAATCCGAAGCTTCCGTTGATATGGAAGCCGCCTTTAGCATTCCGGTAAACGATCGGAGGAGTCGCAGGCATTTCGATAGACGACTTGCCTGTAGTTGTTTCCCAGACAAGTGCGCGTCTCTTCACACCGTAGGAAGTAACAGGAATAGGTCGAAGCCACTTAGTTTGCTTCTTAGATGTCTGAGTAAATGAACCAGGGGTTGCTAGAAGATTCTCATAGACGAAACTGCGAGTACGAATGTCCACGTGGGTAATAATGAAACTACCCTCGTTGCCTGGAAGATCGCAAAAGAAGATGTCGCCAGGCTGAAGATCTTCAACGCCCGGCTCAACTCCGCCAGTGTAGTCAAAAGTTACTGTATTGCCTACTTTAGTGACGGACCATTGAGTGTTATTTCCCTGTCCTAGATCAGATAAAAAACCATTCGGTTCTAGAGCAATATTGGCCAATCCTCCGAGAATTCTCATAGAGCCTTGAGCTCCAATGGTGTTGCTGTAGATTCTCAGAAAGGTATGCTTAGTAACGCTATCGTAGAAGCTTGTGGCGTAGGAATATTGGGCCTGACGGTTATAGGATGCCGCTATCTCATCAGCACTTGCTGCGTTAACGTCTACGAAGTCAGTCTCGCGAAATACAATGTGTTCCTGATTCAAACTGTCTACGAAGATATCTAAGCTCCACGCTTCTTTCAGAACGAAGGGTTCAAATAGTGTAGTAGATAGAAATGCTGTAGTTGCATCCTTGAAGAAGAAGAGGTCAAGTAGCTCATCCATGATGCGCTTTACTTGCTTAGGTTGATAGGACAGGATCGGAATAAACCGACGAAAGTCAGTATCACTCATGCCAACAAAGCGTGGCCTATTGATGTTGTGATTAGCAGCCAACCGATCGATATAAGGACGATTAGACGTCTTGACAAAGAATTGCTTGCGCACTTCTTCAGCAAGTCTAGCCAAACGATCATCTTCGGTGCCAATCGCTTCAATGATAGCACTCCAGTTCTCATCTGCGCGAGCATTGAGAAACTTTGGAAGTAAGTCAAAGATTCGATCAACTTTGGTGCTATTGTCCATTAGACGATGCCGATCCTATCTGCAATGATAAGTGCCTTCTCATTAGATGCTACTGTGATTCGCTCTGTAGAAGGTTCTGGAGTGTTAAAGGTTACTGCAGCAACGCCCTTAACTTTCATAACCGCTGCGATGATAGCCGACATGATAACGTCTGCGCCGACGCCAAGTCCATTGATGTAGTCGATAACGGCCGACTTAATGTTATCCGAAATATCCTGAATGGTCGAGCCCTCATTCGTGGTGACAGTGAGAACAAGTGAGATGTTCTTGATAAGAGGCGGCAACACTTCGATCCGAGAGCCAACGGCACGTCGCTCAGGGAAAGTGACAGGATCTGGAGAGAAACCATCGATTGTACGCTGCACTCGACGGAGTAGACCAGTATAGAACAAGTAACCATCTGTTCCCACTGATGTTAGTAGGTCATAGCCATACTTGCCCGCATGTTTGACAATAGCAGCATTCGAAGCAGAAATCTTATAAGCTCGAGCATCCGGTAGCAAATAGAGGCTTCGCTGTAGATTGTTGATGTCGTTGGTTACTGAGTTAGCAACAGTTCGATAAGTCGTATACTTGTAGAGGTCATTTTCCACAATGTAGAAGCCCTGTGGAGCAAACGCTAGAGATCTGTTAATCTCAGTGACTGCATTAGCATTGTTCACTCGAACGAATGGACGACGAGTCGAAGGATCGTTACCGATCTCGATGATGTCAAACTGACCAGCGTTATTAGGATTGAACCAGGACGCACCAGTGATGTTCTGGACGTTCAAGATGTCAGCCTTGAATGCCGAATCGCCCTCATAAATAATGATGTCATCTTTATTCTTGAGAGTTACTCCTGCATCGTAGCCTGTAAGCATGTCGTAAGAAATGCCGAACGCTGTTCCTGTTACTCCGTTATAAGCTTGTCCAAGGAAGATCTTTGTTGCAGTTGCATAGTCGCTGGTATCGTTACCAGTTACCTGTAGATATAGTGCATCGTTGTCTTCAATCTTCTTAACCCACACTCCAGTTGAAAGATTCTTGAAGGTGCCGGCGACGCCAGTGACGATATTGCTGTTGGTAGTCCAAGCCGGAGCTAGAGCATTATTGTTAAATAGAGTGGTTCGATTGTCATCGTTGACGGCACCTTCATGTTCGAACACAAGAGAGGTGTTATCCACTGCAACCACGCGGAACACGCCGCTATTCAAGGTATTGAAGGTCGTTCCAGAGATAACTACATAGTCATCTACTGCGACACCACAGTCTGCAAAGCGAGGACTGTCTCCACCAGTGTGGGATAGTCGCACAAAGCCATTCATACCTAGCTTAAATAGTCGATACGTAGTATTTGTAAAAGTTGATCCCTTGGCTGTTGCACCAATGTTTGATTCCACCACATCAGATCCTGAGCTAGCAATCGTGAATGTCTGTGGGCCAAGAACAGTAACAGGACTGTAGGTTCCGTCTGCAATAGCACCGCGGCTGTCGCGGATAACAACGCTATCGCCCGTGTTCATGTTGTGCGATGTAAGAGTTTGTACAGTAACCACATTGCTCACTCTCGTAATAGACGTAATAGGAGTAGGAGCAGAGTGACGTAGATTCCAACGGTTTCTTGGAACAGGGCAGATGTTAACCGTTCCACCAACCCCGATTGAGGTAGTGCTCATTGCTCTTCCCTGAGGATTGATAACATCGAAGGTGTGTGCAACATCGTTGGCTGCAATGATCGGGAAGCCAATTGTTGTGCCATCGCCAGGTAGTTTAGCCTGATTGGTATTCACCCAGGCAGGGCAATTGAAAGGAATCAACTGCATTCCTGGTCGTACTAGTGACACCGCTTCACCGTTTCCAATGCTGTGGGTGAAACGCCAGATAACGCCTGAGGCAATGGGTGCACCGCTGTAATCTGTATACGAGCTAGAAACGTCTGTAATCGTAAAAGTAGTGCCAGCTACGAAGTTCGTCTGGATAGGATTCCAGTAGTATTCTGCACGACCACTCACAAGAGCAGTAACACTGAGTGAGCTTGATGTAGCAAACTGAGTTGCTCGAGCAACGCCACGCTGATTCTCAATCTTAACGATATCACCCTGAGCATAAGTGTTCGGGAATGCGGAGATTGCGGTCTGTAGATAGCTACCAGAACTGTCCGAGATAACAGAGCTCTGTCCGATGATAGCCGTCTGAGCAAGGTTGGCTTGTCCACCGATGATTTCGATTGCTCCGCTTCCGCCAAGCTTCTTGGAAACGACCTGTACGCGCTTACCGTTGTCGGCGATAGACACATCGGCAACGATAGGGAGCTGAGAGATGGCCTTCTGTGTGAAGTGGTGCTTCACATTCTTGATGGTAGTAGGCACAATCTTGAAATACTCACCAGTGCTGCCATCCTCGTTAGGAGCAGTATCCATACGGTAGATGCTTGCAGCAACTCCAGTGCCGTTAAGCACGAACCCGGCTTTAGTCGTAAAGTTGGGGTTATCGTTAGAGAAGCTTCGTACGTTATTAGTACCGTCAGTTAGCTGAACAAAGCCTTGTACTGAAGGAGAGTTAGGGCTG